TCTTGCAACGTACCCCAAATTTTGCAAGCGATCCAAATACTTGATGATTGTACCCCTAGACTTAATCCCTGTACGTTCTTGTAGGTATTTAAGCGATACTCTAATACCTCTTGGAGCATTCTCAAATGATTTTAAGATAACGTAGATAATCTTCTCATGGGAATTGAGTTCAAACGAATCTAATATATCTTTGGTTATCTTTTCAAACTTAATTATTTCCGGTTTCATTTCTGTACTTTAAAATCTGCTTCTAGTTCTAATTTTAATTTACTAAAACTATTCCATATTTCAAAGTAAGGAAACCACAATCCATTTTTTTGGGCTTTGCAACTAATGTGATGAATGATTGTAGTGTGGTCTCTGCCTGCCAAAATTTCCCCAATGTTAGCTAAACTATACGGCGTTAATTCTTTTAATAAATTTATAGCCACACTTCTTGCAATAACTAAATGCCTATCCCTTTTGTCTGACAACATTAAATTAATATCAACCCCAAAATGATTTGCACTTCTGTAAAGAATAGCGTCTATGATTGGACTAACTTTTGTTATCTTAACATTGCGCTTCCTAGAAAAATCCATAGCTTTGTAATTGCCAATGTGCTGCAATGCCAAACGATAACCTGTTTTAAATCCTGCTTTAAAAAAATTAGAATCAGATGCATCTAACTTCTGATACATAGTAGGTTGAATCAAACTTCTAACTTCTTTGCGCCATACATTTTCTGGTTTTGGTCTCATTGTTTTATATCCATTCTATAGTTGGTTGACCGGAGAAATTAACATCATAAACAAACCACCCAAAAGCCATAAGTCCACCGGCTAAACTATCGCTTCCAGGTTTTTTAAATGCAACTCTTTTTGTAAAGATAAAAACTGTTTGTAATTTTTTTTGGTCAAATATTAATTTCTTTCTTCTAATACCCTCTAAATAAGTTATCTTAGAAAGCATAACTACTTTGTGTCTTGCAAGTTGCAACGCATGAACTGTAAATTCTGTTGCTAATTTAAAAGGTGGGTTTGTAATAATGTTATCATAAATTTCTGTTGTCTCTAAAAAATTAACACCTGTCTTGCCATATCCTCTGTCATGTAAATCAGATGAGATAACCTCATAACCATTATCAATTAAAACTTTAGACATAGCGCCGTCTCCACAAGCAGGTTCTAAAACGTTTCCAATAAATTTCTGTCTGTCCAATAGAACTTGTGTTGCTGCTGATGGTGTTGGATAAAAGTCATCTTTCTCCCTATCGTCATTAACATTAAAGCCAACATACCTTAGAGCAGATTCTTTTTTCATCTCTTTTTCTTCATGTAGAAATCTTGATTTTTATGTTTCTGTTTTCTTATCACAGCTTCCTTTAAACATCTTATACAATAATCCTTGCCGTCAAATTCAACCTCTGCCTGGAATACACAATCACAGCATAATGGAAACTCATTGTTTTTGTTTTCCATCATTTTAAATACTCACTAATAATTTCTGAAGATAATAGTTTAATAATCTTTCTGTATTCTTCTGTGTCTAATAAATCATACACAGCTAAACGCTGTATCAATGTAAGTTCATCTACTTTAAATTTAAAAACCTCTAAATTAATCAGCTTCTCTCTCAATGCTTTAGTAGCAACAGGATCAATCCTTGCCATATCTAATGCTTCATTGAGCGTCATTTTAAACGGCTTTTCTTGTTTCACAGGCATATAATAATACTTCTTGGTTTCTAAAAAATGTTCCTTGTTGTTTATTACCTTTGTAATTTCTAATTGTTCTTGAATAAGTTAAGTTATCAAACAACCTATCGCATTGATAAGCAGAGTTATCATTATAAAAATCAAACGTCATAATGTTTCCGTTCATCAATAAAATAGTTAAAACTAATTTCATCCTAATATCAAAATCAAAATAAGAATAAAAACAATTGAGATAAACTTTAGTCTTGTTTTATTAAGACGCTTATCTTCAGCTGCCGATTTTTTCTCATTAAGTTTTTGCATATTAAAATCAGATATAATTTTGTGTTGTTGTTTATAATAAGCGTTTATGTCCATAAGAGTCTATAAAAATATTACAACAAACAAACAGAATGAAATGATTGCTGTATATAATATTATTCTATTTGTGTTTGTCATATTACTGTAATTGATTTTATTGCAGCTGTCGGAATTGCGACTACGTCAGCGTAATCTATGGAGTGATCCTTGTTATAACTCCAAGAACTAAATATCTTTACTGTGTTTCTACTTTTAGAAAATAAAAAACCAACTGAAACACACTCAGCTAAAGTATGATTTAAAACTTCTGCTTCTGTTAACCAAGCGCCATCAGCATTACATATATCCATCCAACAAATCTCTACTCTTTGGTAATTAAATTTTTTATCCATTTAAAATATTTTCTATTGAAATTAAGTTTGCCATTGGTACAGAATAAACTTTTGGTCTATCAGTATAACCAAAGTCAGTTAAGTATTCTTTATTACCAATAACATCACTTGAGTTAACATAACCAACCACCTCAAATATTGGACAACGATCAATGACTAATATGTATGTTTCATTTGCCGAACTATCTTGTCTTATGATTAAAAAGTTTTCATTCTTAGGTGTCTGGCAACGAACCTGAACTCTTTGATTATTAAAATATAAATCAGCACCCCTAAAATTATTAACATGATAATTAAAATGTACTTTTAAAACTTTTGCTACAGCAAGTTCAGCAAGTGTACCTGACATAGACTTTGCAACCTTGTCGCCAAAGCTACCTTTATAACCATGACCCCAATTAATATTCTGTCTCATGCTTTCAGTAATGCGAAGCAACGCTGTATAACCAGCTGCAAGTATTTCGTATTCGTCTAATTTAATTTGAATCATTGTGATTCGTTTTATTAATTCTATTTGTTTTGACTGTCAATAATTTATCAACACAAACAACTCTGGGTTTTATAAATAATTATATGCTATTGAATTATATATCTTATTTGTTGTGTATAAATTAATTGATTATAGTATTGCAATGAAGTGTAAATAGTAATACTGATTCGAAACATGAACGATCTTAGAATTACTGATCCAGCTTATAAAGCATTTGGTTTAGAATACGCTAGTGTCTCACAAAATAAATTACCAGAAGATAAAAGATTTTTTAATTATATAGTTCTTACTCCACAAGAAAGAATGAACATGCCTAAGCGTTCTCACTTTACTATGGGAAACATTGTTCATAACGCAGTTCAAAAAATTCTTTGCAAAAAAGAAACATTAAAAGATGTTATCTTTAATAAAGAGAAATCATTATTCAAATCATTAAAAGCAGAAAAACCAATAGACGAAAAAGATAAAGCCAAAAGATATTACATGGCTAAGAATTTTAAATTAACATTAAAGCAATTTCAAACAGCAATAGAGAGTCTGCCAAAACAAGATTGGAATTTTGAAACTGAGTATGCAACCTGGATAGATGGAATAGGAACTTACTTTAAAATGTTTATAGATTTAGAGGGGCAAGATTACATTGTGGATTTAAAAAATATATTTGGTTCAGTAATTAAAACTAAAAAAGGTTATTCATATACTAAGAGAGCAGTACCTCAACAACCATTCCATAGTGATTGTATGCAAATGGCAGCTTACTCATACGCAACAGGCGGTAAGAAACCTGTGCTTATTTATGCTAATCATTTTGAACATAAAGTATTTACTGAAAACAATTGTGATGATTTAAAACCTGAGAACTTAAAACATTTCTTAGATGAGTTGGTTATGTACCAACAAATATGGGAACAGAAATTAAAGATGGCTAATGGAGATCCTTATGCTTTGGCAAGACTTATTAAACCAGATTTTTCAGACATAAGAAAAAAACAAGACTTCTTTTGGAACGATGTGCCTGAAGAATATATAACTAGATTTTTAAATTATTATAAAAATGAGAAACGATAGATTTGAAATGTTTATTATTGCTATGCTTGCATTAGTTGCAGTTGAAACAATAAGACATTTATTTGGGATATGAAAACAATTAACAATAACAAAGGAGAAAAGATGGAGAGTATAAACCTGATAGATGCTATCAAAGAATTTAGTGAAAATACTAAAGACAGTTTCATTAATATTCAAGGTAGAAAATATCTTAAAGTAGTTGATAGACTAAACTTTGTAAGACAAAAGTTTGGTGAGAGACTATGCGTTAAGACAACAACAACATACCCAGATGGTATGGCAATGTTTCAAACTGAAATATTTTTAGATGGAAAGTTAATAGGAACTGGACATTCTAAACAGACAGTAAAGAAAGATAAAGAATTTGAGAAGATAGAATCAGTATCTATTGGAAGAGCTTTAGGTATAGCAGGGTTTGCAGGTTCAGAGCTAGCAACCTTTGAAGAGATGAATGATTTTGTTAAATCAAATTCGGTACAGAATTTTAGTAATACTTATGTTCAATCTAAGTCTCAATCTACAGATGACGCTAGAGACGACATCATTACTAAGATACAAGATGCAGAAAAGTTTTCAACAACACCTGGAATATTAGAAAAGAACTTGCAACAAATTTGGTCGCAGTATTCTGAGAAGCTAGGTTTTATGCAAGTTGAAGATCAAGACTTCTACAACACAATACTACAAGCTAGAAAAAAAGCAGAGCAAACAGTAAGAACAAGGAGTAACAATGGCAGATAATAAATATGATAATACGCTTTCTCTATGGAAAAATGCAAAGCGTAGAGAAGGGAAACAAGACCCACAATATACAGGTAGCGGAATGATTGATGGAAAGAAATGGTCTATCTCTGGTTGGATTAATACAGCTAAGAAGAATGAGAAAGCACCGGATATTTCTATTAAAGTAAATCCGTTTAAAGAGTCAACAAAAGATAAAATGCCGTTTTAATCTATGAGCGATAATATTAATCCAAGTCATTATAAGAACAAATCAATAGAGACTATCCATGCTATATGCTCTCAGTTATCTGAAGCAGAAATGGTTGGTTATCTTAGAGCTTCTATAATGAAATACATTATGCGTTTTGGTAGTAAGAATGGTTTTACTTTAGAGAAAGCCATTGAAGATACAAGAAAATGCAAATGGTTTTTGGATCAATTATTATTAGAACTAGATACTATTAAGAGTTCAGGTAATGACTCTTATAAACATTCTAATGTTCATAGTTTATTTCCAAAGGATAAAAAATGAATAAGAAGAATGGCAAAGACTATATATTTCTAAGTAAAGTCAAGGCAGATGTATTAAATTACATAGCTAACTTTGTTAAAGAAAAGAACTACTCCCCCACTTTAATAGAGATTGGCAATCGCTTTGGCTTTACTAGAAGTAGATCCAATGCAATCGTAAATGATTTGGCTAGAGCTAATCTATTATCTAAGGATGTAAGATACCCTCAAAGAAAGATTAAGTTAAGTCATCAACAACTAACGAAGATAACTTCTTTGAAGGTTAATGAAATATATCCGGTAAATGAAATTTGAAAAAACATATTTTTACGAATTCAATGCAAAGTTTAAAGAGATTTTTGATGATGTGGAAGTTGCTGCAAAGTCAGAAAAACCTAGTGAATTAAAAAGCATGGACATTACGAACATACGCTTTTTAAGATCTAGTATTAAACAAGTAAAGGAAAAAGAAAAAGATGGAAAAAATCCATGATCCTAAACAACAAGTCAAGATAGAAAAGCGTTATTATACTCTACTTGAGAAAGAAAAGAAGTTAGAAGAAGAAGCGCTTAAAGTTGCAGAGAAGAAAAGAAAAGCTGCATACGAACTTGGTATGAAGGATTTAGAGTTTGAAGATATAGCCAGTTAAATAATAATTGGTATGTGTACTGCAGGTTGTGAAACAACTAAGGAGAGAGACATGACTAAAAGAAAAGAAATTGTAGGGTACTATGGATATTATGATAGTAAAAAAAAGAAGAGAGTGTTAAAAGTATTGTATCAAAAAATTAACTAATTAATGAATTCCTTTGGAGAAATAGACTGCCAATTGAATATTGACTATGTCAATTATGAAAGTGTCTATATTTGTTTTTATCTAGCGTAGAAGTATAGGGAGTTTTTCGTTGAGACTCCCTATATTAAATTATTTTGCAAACGTCTTTGCGTAATTAGGTTTCTTATTTCTTCTTGATTTTCTTTCAGCTACAATCTTTCTTTGAATAGCAGAACGTTTTTCAGATTCACTCATACCAGTAAGAACAGATTGAGGTACGCATTTTGGATATTTTCTACCTGACCCCTTTTGCCTACCGCAAGGTTGATACATTCCATTCTTTTTAGAACGTATATCTACCCAGTTTTGTTTAAACCATTTATCTAAACCGTTAGCCATTCTTTTTTTTTATAATACCTCTGCCAATAAGAACGTCTTTAAATGAAACTTTGCCATCTTTATTTAAATCTGGAAAGCCATTTTTTTTTTTCTTATTTTTATTATTCTTACCAAAAAAATCTTTTCTCATTATTTTTTCACCGTTCTATATCCACCACCTTTTTTCTTGTAAGTCTTTACAAGATAAGCGTTAGCATAGGCGCTTGGATATACTTTAAATTTCTTTTTAGTTAATGCTTTTATTCTTGCATATAACTTTGGGTTTGTAGGTCTATTTACCATTGCCATTATTTTTTAACTCCTTTGATTATACCTTTATTAAATGATGCATAAAATACAGAAGCACCTCTTTTTTTGCCGTACTTTTTTTGCATCTCTTTCATTATCTTAGTTCCTTTTTTACTTAGTGGCATTATGACTCCTTTGTATTATAAAATTGACTATCATCATTTTCAGTTCTCCAACCGTCAGTTTCTACGCTTGGATAATCCATATTAGTTTTATAATCTGGAATATTATCTTTAACAGTAAAGTTAGGAAGATTAAACAAAATTCGGTTATTAGGCATTAAGGCGTAGTTACCTTGCCACAAATCATTTTCTGCTATCTCTAATATATGATGATGTTTATGTTCTGGTGATATTTCTGAATAGGTAGTGTTTAATAAATTAATATCAGGTTGACAATAGTCTATTGAGAATTCGTAATTAGCTTTATGCAATTGATTATTTCTATCTAAGAACTTACATTGAGAAGTGGCTAACGCATTGTATTCAACAACACCTGCGTAATAAGATAGGCAATCCCAATAAGCTAAATCTTTTAATTGTAAATCTTTAACTTGAGTTCTTTTATATCCATCTGCAAAGAAAGCATGAATTGGTAGTCTTGCATAGTTAGCGCCATTAGGTAGCATGATATTAAACAAAGGAGTTCTACCTTCTAAAGTAGTAATAGAATGGATTAAACAATCCTCTTCTTCTCCTATATGTTTTTCTTTATTATATAGAAACTCTAGTCTGATCTTTGCTTTCCAAACTGGGATGTTGTGGTTTAGAAATGCCATCTTTATATTCTTTCTCCATGCAGCTTACATGCTGACAGTTTCTATCTGCGTAGATAACAAATGAATCTGTATTAATAATTTCAACAGCGCAAGATTTACAAAACCCTACATGCTGAAGTCTAAATTTTTTCTTAGCCATTTACCAATTTTTGCAAGACCAATATCTAGCTGTGAACTTATCTTTAGCTGTATCACAATTATGTCTAGCTCTAAAAGATTTTCTTCTTGATGATATAAATTTTTTAATCTTCATCTCAGGATCACCATATCTAACTAACTTAACTTGGTTACCCTTCTTAGCAAGAACAGCAAACTTCTTTCTCTCTCCTGGAGTTCTTTTCTGTTTATTATATCCGGAGAATTTCTCTCCTCTATAAACAACCATTATCTTGCTAATGGATTAGATGAGCTTGCTCTAAGTTCTTTCATTTGAACTTTTAGTAATTCAATTTCTTTTTGTGCAATAGCCAAGTCTTGTTTAATCTGACCAGCTTTAGCAGGATCAATGCTGTCAATCTTTGACATGATTTCTCCATACTTAATAAATCCACCACCAATAGTACCAATGATTGCAACTGTTGCTATAATTTCTTTTAAATTATTCTTAACTTTATCTATCATATTAACCTTTTGTTTTTCTAATTTTTTCTAATTGGATAATAATATCATCCTCTTCTTCTTGTATTTGTTTTAACATATTTTGTCTAGCTACCAATGGGTCTTTGTTTATATAATTGTTTAGATTAACATTAACATATATGGCTTTTTGTTCCAGTTGTAATTGATTAAAGAAATCAGGATTAGGAACACCTACCATTTGCTTTGATATATAAAATGGTTTATTCTCATACACACT